AAGCGCTCAACGAGGAAGGGCAACGTTCCCGGATCAGGGTCTCGGACGCGCAAGCTCGTCTTCTCGAGGCGCGCAGTAGGTCAGTTGCGCAGGCGGCTCGCCAGCCTCTCGGTTCAACAATCGGTGGCAATACGCACAGCCCAGGCCAGCCTATACCTGCCGGGCAACTCGGTACTGTCCGCACTGATCCAACGGTCGCTAGCGCGCAAACGGCGCAAGACAGGTGGGGTGACATTGCTGAAAACGTCTGGGGTCTCGGTGTGGTGGTCCCCCACGATGCCTACCGGACCTACGCCCACTCCCAAAGGGCCTGGCGTAGACGACGCGACGTGAGGCGGGCTATATCTGGTGCGTCGGGAACGCCCATCCGGAGGCGCGATTTCGGCGGCAGACCAACTTGGAGGTGAAAGGAGGCCACAATGGCCTTTCGACGTAGACGGCGGTTTGGGCGAGTTCGCCGGCGTATGAGATTCCGTGGCGGCATGCGCCGCAGGCGGAGACGGGGCCGTCGCGGCTACCAGGTTATCGGCAGCCGCATGTAGGCGGTGCACCCCGGAGAGGCCGCACCGCTCCGGGGTGCTTTCATATGTACACAAAGGATGTCACATGGCACGTATGCAGAGAAGTAACCACAACCTATCGCACAGCCGCCTTACCACCTTCGATATGGGGCAGCTTGTCCCGATCGCCTGCTTGGAGGTGCTCATGGGCGATAGCTTCGTTCACTCGACGTCTGTCCTCCTCCGGGCTGCAACGCTGGTCACTCCGGTCATGCACCCCGTGGAGGTGCGCGTGCATCATTGGTATGTGCCCAACCGGCTCCTGTGGTCGGACTGGGACAACTTCATTACCGGGCGTGAGAGCGATTTGGTTGTCCCCTACGTTGATCTCGTGGACGCCACCCCGGGGCCGGCTACCAATTACACGCTGGCGGATCACTTCGGCCTGCCAGACAATCCCGGGCGCGTCAGTGCACTGCCATTTTGTGCGTACGCGCGCATCTGGAATGAATTCTACCGCGATCAGAACATTCAAACGGAGCTTCTACAGGGCGATGTCGAGGACAGTCCCGACTGGACTGATAACGTCAACCTGGCTCTCCAGCGCGTTGGTTGGGGCAAAGACTATTTCACGACGTCTCGGCCTGATCCCCAACAGGGTTCTGCTGTCTCGATACCGTTCGAGCCCGGCGCACTTGCTCCTATACGCGGCATACAGATTGATAACGGTGCTACTGCGGGAACAGAGACGGGGCGCATCGGTGTCGATCCCGATTTCGACGTCGCTAGCGGCCCAGCTTGGGCGTCCAATTCCGACAAGATCACGGTTACGGCTGAGACAACAGGCGTTGCCAGCGACGATAACCGCCCGCAGATTTTCGCAGACCTCGGAGGTGTCAGCGGCGGCGGTATCGATATTAACGAGTTCCGGCAGGCCATGGCTCTCCAGCGGCATTTGGAGGCTCGCAATCGGTACGGGTCCCGAATTCAGGACTATCTCAATTATCACGGTGTACGGCCAAGGGACGGCAGACTTGACATTCCTGAGTATCTCGGCGGTGGAAAAGCAACAATCGCGTTCTCGGAAGTTCTGGCCACGGCTGAAGGCGAGAACACGAACGTAGGTGACCAGGCCGGGCATGGCATCTCGGCTATGAGGTCACGTCGCTACGGCCGGTTCTTCCCAGAAAGTGGCTGGGTTATCTCGCTTATGTCGGTTCGGCCGAAGGGTATGTACGCGGACCAGCTACACCGGCAGTGGCTCCGATCGGTGAAAGACGACTTCTGGCAGAAAGAATATGAGGCGTTCGGTCCGCAAGCTGTGCTGACCAAGGAGGTCTTCGGCAACCATACGTCGGCCACGGACGTTTTCGGCTACCAGGGCCGGTTCGATGAGTATCGTCGGCACCCGTCCTATGTGACCGGGCAGTTCCGCACTCTCGACGATGACTGGCATTTGGCCCGGTTTTTCGATTCGGCTCCGGCACTCAATAACGACTTCATTACCTGTATCCCCTCAGACCGCATTTTCGCGGATGTCTCCGAGCCGGAATGCAGGGCGATGATTTCGCATTCGATCCGGGCAAAGCGGCTCGTTCAGAAGAGGGCGCGTTACTGATGTCCCTTAATTTGGAGTTGCGGCCCTCCGAGTTCGTTATCCAGAACGGGGCCACGGAATATCAGTTGGCTGTGGAGCCCGGAGATTGCCAAATTGACTACTTCGTTCTCGCGGATGCTGAGGTACAGCTATACATATGCTGTGGCGAGGCAGTTATCCCGCTGGCGGTTGGAACGTCTGTGCGCGGGCATTTGCTCGTCAAGGACGCCAAGTGGCTCATGCTTAAGACCCAAAAGAAGAGCACGATTATTGCGGCTCGGGTCTTCCAGGCGCCTCGTCGTCTGATCGACGTGAACGATCGCAAACCCGTGGCGATGCATGTCCCCACGGCTCCCCCGGTTGACCTACGCACTATGGTCGATCGCATTGTCGGCCAGCGCTTGGAGGAACGCGGCCAGTATCAAGTGGAAATCACCAACGAGGACTTGGAGGACCTGTACCCGGAAGATGTGGATACGGAGTTCGGACCAGGTCATGTACAGCTAGAGGAAGACGAGGATATCTATGAGGAGCTCTCGCGAAGAAAAGCTGCGCGTGATGCGGCTCGAAAAGGATCGAAAGGCAAGGGCGGACCAGAAGCGGCTGCTCCAGGAAAAGCACCAGCTCCCACGAGCGGAGGTGGACAGGAGGAGCCCGGGAAACCGGCGGAAACTAAGAAAGACTAGCCCGTAGGGCTTCGATGGCCGCGGGGTGAAACACTAACGCAAAGGGGGGGCCGAAGGCCCCCCCTTTCTTCTTCATCTTGCTTGCACGCCCTCGATAAAGAGCGACTGCGGGAATGTGGACGGCCTATTGATGATGATGCCGTTCCTCTTAATTAAGGGGTATTCGGAGTAATCCCACTCCCTGGTCATGGCGGCCGCGTGTGCCGCTTCACTCATCCCGATGTCAAAGGTCACTTTCGACGCCCACAGACCGTTGTAGTACAGGGTACGCATCAGTTGGTGGTCTGCTTTGGCCGCCTGGCGCGATTGGAGCGCTTCATGCAGTGCAAAGAGCAATGCAGTCTGCTCAGCCCTCGTCAGGTCAGTCGCTACGGTGCTTCGCTTCATCGTTCACTCCTCTGAAAGTCTTACTTTGTGTCATTAGGAAACCTCACCACAAGGGGGGTGCGTCAAATAGCGCACACCTCGGAGGGTTCCTCCGGGGGTGCTAGGGGGGTAGCACCCCCCTAGAGCCGCAGGCTTGCACGCGCAGCGTAGGCCCCTCTTGGGGCCGTCACACAACATCCGCTTGACACGCGGGACACTCTCTAACTTGATACAATATGTCCCGAGTGACACAGCAACTCTAGGTCGTGCAAATGTCCGGATGGAAATGCCTGCAACCAGAGATTATGTACCAACCAGGCACTCGATACCGGATGGTTATTCCGTGTAACAACTGTTTAGGGTGCGAATCCAAATGGCGAAAAGGCTGGGTGCTGCGCATGATGCTCGAAGCGCAATCGTACGCACACGTCAACTTCTTGACACTGACTTACGAACCTGGCGCGGAACCCATGTCGTTGGATTACAGCGATGTAGTCGGATACTTAAAACGCTTGCGGAGGAATTCCCAGGCTCATGTCCGGTTTTTCTGTTGTGGCGAGTATGGGGACCGGGGCGGCCGTCCCCATTGGCACCTGATAACGTACACAGACAGTCCGTGCATCCCGGTTGGCCTCTCGTTTCAGAAGGAGTGGCCACATGGCGGAGCGCTGGCGGTACCTGCCAATCCTGCCACGATGGCGTACGTTGCTGGCTACTCGCTCAAGAAGCGCTTGGAGGAAATCAAAGTCGTGATGTCCCGGCGCCCCGGGATCGGCCTCGAAAAAATCTCCGACATTGGTGTTCAGATGGCGTCAGCGGTCCCGGAGGTCCCGAAAACCCCGATCGTGATGAGGATCGGTAAACACCTCTACCCTCTGCACAACCGGTGTCGTGAGGTGCTCGAACAATCTTACCTGGCCGCTGGCGGCCGGATCATTACGCCCCCTCGATCAAAACTCAGTATGGAGACTGAATCCATTATCGTACTCAACGCGGCCGTCTTCGTAGACAA